TCTCTGATGTAATCACGCATCTCTGCAACATCTTCTTTGGTCAACATCTCCATAAAGCCGTCTAATGTGAGCTTATCATTCTGAATAAGCGCATGAGCTTGCTGTTTAGCGTAGTTGAGTATCTCGTTGGCTTTTGTGTTGTTTGCAATCACAACGCCCATGTCCATGCTCTCAAACTCATTAGGTTGAATGGTGAGTGTTGCAATCTCATCGTCATCCAGGATATACCTATGTACATGCTGGTTACCATCAGTGAACTCACGTTCGCGCATTCTCACAACCTCATTGAGAACAGTTTCCCATAGAAGGTCATGTAGTGCAAATGTAGGTTCTGTGATATGTGAGCTCTGTATGATATCCTGTTGGTTATCTGTCACATTCGTATTAGGCGAAGTCTTACCTTCTCTTTCAGGTGGTACACCAATAGCTTCTGCTATCTGAGCTTCAATGAACTGAAGGATGTTCGCATAATGCTGTAGCTGGGCTACATTAGAAAGGTCAAGCTTCTCTGCAACTTTCATGTGGTGCATCAGACCAGCACCTTCTTCATGACTCAGTGGGTTATATGGCAGCTTACCAGTATCAAAGAGATACTGCATTGTATTCTTCCATCCCATCTTCTGGTCAAGCATCAAGGTGTTGATCATGGTCAGAGTGCCTTCATCCTGTGCCAGGAGCTTTATCCACTTCATCATAACAAAGAAGTAGAGCTTCTGCCAAGGCTTGGCCCTGTCTACAGAACTCTGTATCCTTGCATTCTTAGCATTGTATGGACAACCAAAGATAGGTAGTGGTGTCTTGAAAGGATTGGTCTCAGAGTAGAAAGCATAAGGATAAGGCCTCATGATAGGATAGATATCACCTTCTATACGGTGGCCTTCCCATATCTCAGGAATCCATATCCACTCAAGTGAATAGAAGTGACCTTCCTGGTCTGTCCATTCTATCTTAGTGATATCATCACCTGTGACCTCATCCTTGTATTTGTTGAAACTTCTGTTCTTGGGTATTGGATACTGTTCATCCACACGCATGGTCTGTTGATTGCCACGCTCATCCTCGTAAGTGAGGAACCCAACTTTACGTTGTGAACGCCAGAAGGTCGTATACACTGTCAGGTAGTCATCAGCTATAGAACTCTGTCCATAGCCACCTTCTTGTAGTACAGCTTCTGTCCCATAGTAACCTTCAAGACGTTTCCTGTATTGTATATGCTCAAAGTGAGAAGGGGAAAAGCCACTTTTGGAAGCCCACTGGGCATCTAAACCATAGACATTCCCTGAGTAGTTGTTCAGTTTATCGAAGTCTTTCTTGGTCAGATACTCTGAATACCTATCCATGACCTCAGAGAGCGACATCTCTCTTTTGTATGTAACACGTTCACCTTCCTGCAGGAATTCCTGTTCAGGTGACTTATGATAGGCTATACCAAGGGGATTGAGAACTTCAACATGCAGATTGTTATGCACCATGGTCACCATGACAGCCTCTAATCCTGCAACCTGTGCATGATAGAAAGCCTCGTTCTTCAAGTGACGTAGTTTGTGTCTGATAACAGAGTCCCTTAGAAGCACCGCCATCTTCTTCTCAACAGACGTCTTATACCTTTTGTACTTAGCATTTATCTGTAAAGGATCCATGACCTCTTTGAGTGAAGCCTCTGCTTCTTCAAGTATGGCCTGCATCTGACGTTCAGCCTGCTTAAGAGGAAGCCCCTCTGTCTGCATACGTGCTTCCAGTTGGGCTTTGGCCATCTCTGTCTGCACTTCTGTTGTGAATGCACGTGTCAGATATTTACGCAGATCTCTGTCCCTTTGTCTGAGGACCTCATTCGTATTTGCTGTACCCTTAGAGATAACATGATAGCTCCATGGTCGCTTAAGCTCTTCACCAAGCATAACATTGATCTTGTTATATAGCTTGTTGAACGCATGCACATAGTCCTTACCAGTACCAATATCTAAGCCAAGAGGGTCACAGAACTTCTGAAACTCTTCCTGGTCCAGGATGTTATTCATGAGCTGGTAGTTCTCATGCATATTCTTCCAACGTCCTTCGTACTGCTGATCTGCCTCAGCACAATTGAAGTCGACGTTGTCTATTCTCCATTGCTTATTCTTGGCTGTGAACTACAGCCTTTGTTTTGGTAAATGCCCTTTCATTGTGTGTTACATTATCCCAGCCTTTGCGCTTATTGAGTGTACTCATAGTATCGAGTATCTCATCAGTGATAGAAGTACTAGGTTGTTTTCTCATTCTCTTCTCATATTGGTTATAGTCCTCTACAAGTTTAGCAGTCACCTGGAGCATGGCCATGACACGGTCAAAGTTTCCATTATCCAGGTCAAACCTGATAAGCTCTTGTACAAGTGCCTGTGAAGGAATGAGGTTGAGGTTCTTAATAGGTTTCCCCTCCTGATCTGTTCCTCTGTCTTCGAGAAGCCAATCTCTGAAGTAGCGACAAAGTTCCAGTTTTACTTGTTTGTTCCCAACAGTGGTACCATAGATAATAGTTCCACCTTGTTTTGTTGCATGTTTAGAGAGCAACGTCTCTGGTTGAGTTGCAAGGAGATGAAGTTTCTTCTTCTTCTCAAAGAACTCTTTAACGTTACCCCTGTTATTCTCGAAGTTCACCATACGTGGTGTAGCTCCATAATACATGGCAAGCTTTAGTATGTTCTCGTTTAGCTCTTCACGACCAGACTCTGGTCTGCCAACATACTCAGCTACTATCTCATCATGACCATACTTACCTGCGTAAGCGCCAGTCTTCAAGACATATGTAGCACCATGTGATTCTCCTCGTGCATCATCAGAGGCATAAGGGTCATGCCCCATGATGTATAATCCATGAGGGACGACACCACCAACAGTGATAGGTTTCTCATAGATGACAATACAACCATCCCTGTTCCTGATGTTATCTGGTGTTGGAAAGTGGTTTATAGGTTCTAGTTTTCCTTCATAGTCAATTTCTTCTGATACTCCTTGTGGACTGTCTTTATCATACTTAAGCTGTACTGGTAGCTCCAGCTTATGAAACTTGTGTCCTCTCTGCAGTTCTGCAAGATGGTCCATCAACTCAGCTACAGGAAAGATGTTTCCTTTCTTGGTCAAGAACATATGAGATGGCTTCTGTGGCTGGTTCTGCAGATAAGCATCCAAAGCAGCTGAACCTGAAGCTCCACGCTTTCTCTTGTTTATCTGTTTCTCCTCACTCTTGATGGCCTTCTCCATGTCTGTGTAGCCCCAGTTATCCTTGTAGTGTCTTTTACCTTTGGTAGCTGGTACAAAGTAACCTATTCTACCACGGCCTTCATAAGTATCAAGGATACTCACCATCTGGAACTGTTCTGGTTGATAGTACATCTGTGAAGCATCAATTGTTCCAGAGTCCATGTCACCACCAGTACCAGTAGCTAAGGCTGAACCAAACTTATAGTCACCATCTGTCATGGTATCCTGACTGGCTAACCAGCTTCTCATAAGGTTCTCGAACATACCAACCTCTTCCAAACACTGTACAGAAGCCCTGGTACCGTTTGCTGCAAAAGGATTGTTTTTGAAACTTCTGTGCTTGATCACAGAACCAGTACCTCTTACCCTCCAGTTACCAAGTCTGTCTTTGACCCTGTAGCGCTGATACACATTTGAGTTATCTGCTGTAAGTGAGCCAGCATACTTCCTCATTAAGGGTGAAGGATAATCAACACCATAAAGGTTGACAGCACCATAGAGGTTATCAAAACCAAACTGTACTTTACCTAGTGTGTCTGTAGAGTATTTGGAATCCCCTGCAGCAACCACTACTTCTGAAGCAGTATCAATAGCACTTGTAGGTGTATATCTTTTCTGACCATCAAAGAGGAACTCGTGTGCAATAACTGCACCTGCCATATAGAAACTATTATGAGTTACAATATTAGGCCCTGCTTGAAATAAACAAGAAGGGTTTGAAACTCCAATACACACTGATGGTGCAACTGCCAGCTCTTCTATCTTTCTTATGGCAACTTTTTCCCTGTTGGCTTTTGCAAAAGCTGACGGTTGTGTATTAAGTC